ATCTGACCAAGATACTACGTGGATCTTTGTGCTATTGAAGCCATCTGTTTCTATATCAAATATTCTCATTATATTCCTCTCATTAATTCTGGTGTCTCAAGCATCATGTCTAGCTGCGGATGATCTAACTCCTCAAACTCTATGTCACAGAAGTTACCACAGTCAGGCATAACTATTTTTTGTTTGTGTCCTTTTTTGGGGTCTAGTTCATCTAAGAAAACCCCTCTTAAACAAGAGTTGCCTACCTCTCTTTCAACCTTTGCCATCCTATCGAAGTGTTCGGGAAAGTCCACTCTGATCTTATTCCAGTACCCTGCACCACCTTTAACACAACCAATACAGTTGTTGTTTTTGTAGCCCAACTTATACATGGTTGGAACTTCTATATTAGCCTCCTGTAAGAAGTATAGACACTCAGGTTTAGTCATCCTCTTTTCTATCAAGGGGAAGAAAGGTTTAGCATCTGGATACTGTTCCTTGAAGCGTATGGCTCTGTTGACCTCCTTCTTGCTGTACTCAAAGCCAAAGATCTGACCTCTGTAGTCAAGCTCCTTCTCTAACCTCTGACGAACACGCTTCTTTAGTACAAGAGTACACCTAGCTCCAGCTGGGCCATTAACATACTTGTCTTTACTTATTACATCAAACTGATCCTTGTACTTTTCTGGAGCACGTTCAGTGATTATCTCACAGCCATACCACTCTTCACATTGCTCTTTAAACCTAGCGTTGTCGCTATGTGCAGAATCAATGCCAAAATAGATAGGCTTAACCTCATCACCAAACTCTTGGATAGCAAGCTTAGTTGCGACTGCACTTGTAACACCTGCACTCCACCAAGATATTATCATTAAAGTACCTCTCTTAACATAAACGTATCAGTGCTGAATCTCAGCTTACCGGCCTTGCCTTCGATGGAACAGGGTCGGTTTTTTTGTACCGTAATCAATGTAGTATTCCTCTCTTCTAATGTGTCAGCTTCCTTGTCTCTTTCTAAGTCTAAGACTACAGAAGCCCTCTGACCAATCATCTTGCAATACTTAGGATCTCCATACTCATTGGTGTGAGCAATAGTTACGATACCTACGTTAAGATCTGCTGCAAGCTTAGATAGTCTAACCGATAGATCAGCAAGCTGTTGCTCCTTACTCTCCTCTGAATGTCCAGTAACTACATCCTGTATCGGCTCGAAGAATATAAACTTACATCCGCAAGCCTGACTAAAGAAACGTATTTGATCACATAGATCATCAGCCCCTTGGTTCTCCTCAAGATAGAATTGATATAGTAACTCATCTTTGGTTAAGCTCTCAATAGCTTTGATAACCTCTTCCTCTGAGCCAGACTCTTCAATAAGATCCCTACGTGTAAGATTGTCCTTAGCTTCATAAGACACAAGCCCAAGCAAAGAACGTAACTTAGTTTCCTCTAGGTGCCATGTAGCAATAGGAACCTTACGCTTGAGCATGTTATATTCTAAGTACCGCATTACCTCTGTCTTACCTATGCCTGTAGGTGCCTTGATAACTGTGAAGTGACCTTGCATGAGACCTAAGATTTTCTCATCTAAAGCCTCAATACCTGTAGGAACGTACTGGTGTTCTGGAGTGTCATGGTACAAGTTAAGGAACTGCTCAGTAGTATTGAAGATATTGTCAGGTACATACTTAGAGGAGTTGAACCAAGCATTCTTAAACTCTGTTGTTGCACCAGCGGTCAAGAAGTCATTAGCGTCCTTATACTTATTGTGAGAGACACGATACACCTTGTTAGGAAACATCTTAGCGATCTTTGCGGCAATACCGTTGCCAGCCTCATCATTATCTACAGACAAGATAATCTTCTGGAAGCTATCTAGGTAAGGCTTACACTTCTCCCAAAGTGCCTTGGAGGGGGTAGCTGATGGTAGAGAGACTACAGGATTGAGGTAAGTATCCCTAGAGCTTAACATCTGGTAAGCAGACATGGCATCTACCTCACCCTCTGTTATCGTTAAGACATTAGAGCAGCCAGCAGTAAAGAAGTTCATACCGAACAATTCGTCAGTCTTAAACCCTTTGCTTGCATAGAAATCCTTCTCCCTAAGATTCCTGGTTTTTATTCCCCCGCTGGGGTACACGTAGTTTTGAGTACCGTTAGGATATGTAAGAACGTCATACTGCTCCATAGTGCGTTCTGATATACCTCGCATAGCTGTATAACTACCACCATCCTGAGCCTCTCTTAAGCTCTCTGAGGTCGTATTTCCACTGACGGGGTACTTGTCATTAGCCCAATCAAAGGTTGCCTTCCTAGAAGGATAACTACTCCCACAAGAGAAGCACTTACCAAAGCCTCTAGTGTTATAGTTAAAAGCATCTGATGAACCACAGTCCACATAGGGACACGGTTGATCTCTCACGTTATCATGTACATCTGTATTCATACTTACTCCTTATTATTACTACCATACCTACAACAATCGGCCTTAACGAAAGGGGGACATAATACTATAGGCACCTACTTTTGAATTTAACAAATAAGACAACTAAAGTTTTTGTATCTGTTGCAAATTTGTAACTATCTTTCTCAGTTGAGCAAATAGCTTTTTCTCTCTTTGATCTATTCCTTGCTGAGATATACCAAAGAAGTCACCCATATCTGATTGAGTCATGTTCTCTACAAACTTCATGTGCAGCAGAAGCCTATCGTCATCATTGAAGATCAACTCTATCTGTTCATTTAGTTTATTGTAAAAGTCCGTTTCTTCGTAGTTCTCCTCGACTGTCTCGTTAAACAAAGACGCTGTATCAAAAGGTATGATCTCAGAGCTAAGAATGTTTCTTAGGTAATTAATACCATCTTCGCTCCAAGTATGGTCCCCAAATTCCTCTGTATCTATATTTCTACTTAGCCTACGTGACACATCAGAGGCGGGTATATCGACTGGAAATATATCTAAGTTAAGGTAGTCGTGCATCCTACGATTAGCCTCACGATATAATTTCGCTGGATGGGGTTTGGGGTCTTCAGCTAGGATCTCGTAGCATTGTAATACACCCTCACCTACAAGATCCTCGTAGTGATTAGGGTTTTTATATCTACGGGCCAAGCCCTCGCACATCATCATAATTGTTTCTGGTTTCATGTCTTATCTTTCCACCACTTCATGGTATCTCTAATTGCTATATATAAACCTAACATAATTCCTACGGGCAGTGCTGCAAGTGCAGATATAACAATACCCATAGTTATTATGTAAGGGATTAACTCACCCGTTTCCATCGGGACGTCTCTTAGGTTTGATAGAGGCTGATATAACCTCAGTCTTTAGGCATTGACCTATGGCATTCCTATCTAGGGCATACACAGGCTCATAATAGGTTGGTAGAGCGTCTCCACAGGCCCTAGCACTAGGGAAGATGACCTTAGCTTGTAGGTAGTCACCATTTAACGTGTAGCTCAATACAAGGACAGTATAGAACAACATTATAGATACTCCACTACTCTACCCGTATTCCACTTCTTAACCTCTCTCTGGGCTTCCTCACGGCTACTAAAGATCCATACCTCAGTGTCATACGTCCAAGGGTTCTCCTTCCTTACGAAAGTGTACTCTCCCTTCTCAACCTCTATTTCCACTACATACCTACCCATCACTTTTCTCCTTCTCTAAGCCAGCTTTTACTAATGTTACAAAGCCTACGTCAAAGATAGCCATAAAGGTTTCTGGATCACACTCTACTTGTAGTGTAGCACTACCATCCTCATGCTCTTCTATCTCTGTTATTTTAATTATGTCACTCTTCATAGTTTATTCCTTTACTATACTTACGGAACCTTTTGTTATAGGCACGTTTGATCTTCTTTATCTGTCCTGTTTTCCATCGTAGGAACTTACGTGATTTACTTAGGGCATCATATTCATCACCGCCTTTCATAGGTATACGTTTATTCATCTCTTAATGCTCTCCACGACACAGGAAACAATTTTACCATGCTACAATCAATTTCCCACGCTACCTCTGCTGTTTCAGCTTGTGTATCAGGCTTACAACGCAACGCACACATATCAGCAAAGGCATCCAAGCTACCTGACCAGTACCACTCAGTCATCATGTTCTGTGGTAGTACCATACGGGCTTGCTCTGGGCATACACCTTGACATATTAATTCGTGATACGTGGTACTCGCAACATACTTGTAGTCAATCCAATCTAATTCACCGTAGTTTTCACCTGATATAATTGCTGTTGATACATCCTCAAGCGTACCCTCAGAGCCTTGTTTCTTATCAGCACTACGTCCACGCCATACATCAGGCTCGTAAAACTCAGGCTCACTGTCAACATACCTACGGCTGATTTCATTCCATCGTAGGAACTTATGCTTGACTAACTGTCTAGCTACAAAGACTGGTGCCTTGATGTGGAAGCTGGCAAAGCAATGCCCAAACGGGCTAAGATGTTTATGCTTAGCTAAGTACTTTATAAGCTTGGCGTCCTTATCCTTAAGCTTAGGTGGACCCCATACGTCACTCGTGTCCATCTCGCTACGCTTACCAAAGCTTACCCTTGCCGCATTAGCTACAGATAAGTCAGATCCCATGTGATCTACATACGTTACTTCAATCGAGTTTGACATATAAATACTCCTCTCTGTATTCCACTTTATAGTCTTTTCTACTGTAGGGGTCACGACAACAATACACAAAATCTTGAGCATCTGACTCCAACAAGAACAGAGCTATGATAATGTTGTCACTGTTAATTACACAATACATTTAAACCTCCTTCTTATGTTTACGCTTCCTACTTAATATAGGCTTCTTTTTATCTGGGACAACCCTTGGTTTATATTTAGGTTGCCTCAGATCCTTAGCCATAGGGTTAGGCTTTCTATTTACCATGGCGGCTCTCCATATTCATCTAGCTCAGGCATCTTGTAGCTAGTGTCGTAGCGTACAAGCTCGCTCTCCTGCTCATACTGATCCTCAGTAGGTAAAAGAATACCCAGTTCCCGTAGCTCTATTTCCATCTCAGGGGTCATTATTGCTTTACTCCTTCAAAGATATGTTTGATTACATCTACAGTCCAGCCATTGCCTAGCATCTTGTAACGCTGAGTGTTAGAGACGTGATCAGTGTAGCCCTCAGGTACAGTCTGTAGACGCTCACACTCTAGTGGCGTTAGCTTGCGCCAAGAGTTGGGTTTAATATAGGTTTTAGGCTCAAGATTGCCACCGCTGCTGGCACATAAACTTGGTCCTTTTCCATCGGGATGGTACACCCGTCTGTTGTAGTCGTGACCCTTAAGATCAGCATCACCTACATGACACATTCCATCGTCACTGAAAACAAGTTGCCTACGATGCTTCTCAAAGTAGGACTTGAGGTTGCCACCCTTAAAGTAGTTAGCATCAATGCAATGCGACTTGTCACGATCTACATGACCACCCTCTAAGATGTCAGCAAGTACAACACCCTTATCATCAGGCAGTTTATCCATAGGGATGTTTGTCCAATAGTACCTTTGCCTGTTCTGCGCTGACACTAAGTTACTGTTGATGAAGATAGGCTCAACACCTAGCGCCTCAGTGATAACATCCATGCTCTCTTTCTTCATCTTGACGTTCTCAAGCAAGAAGTATTTAGGTTTAAGATCCTTTAGCAAGCGCACGTATTCCCAAAACAATTTGCTACGGGGGTCATCAAAGTTGAGTTGCTTACCTGCAAAGCTGAAGCCCTGACAAGGCGAGCCACCGATA